TGCAAATGGAATCCAAAGTATGGATTTAATCTCCAGTTCTGGAAGAGGATTGGACTTTTGTCTTGGTAATGTACTTAAGTATGCGTCAAGATATGGTAAAAAAAATGGAGCTAATAGAATAGATTTAATGAAAATAATTCATTATGCATTATTGGCCATGAATGAACATGACATAAAGGAGTCAAACAGTGAAACTTAGTAATGAAATAATTGATACACTAAATAACTTTCAAACAATCAATAGCAATATTGCATTAGGTGAAGAGGGAGGATTCATTAGAACAATGTCTACTTCCAAAACATTAATGGCTAAAGCCAACATTGCACCGGAATCTCCGTATGTTTGGCCTTATACATTTGGCATATATGACTTAGGTGAATTCTTAAGTTGTCTTAATATGTTTGATGACCCTACTTTATCATTTGATGAGGATGCAAAATTTGTTACTATCACAGATGGTATTACAAAATTCAAATATTATTTCTCAGAAGTTGGCATTTTAACTGTGCCTACCAAGGACATTGAGTTAGAATGCAATGATATAACATTTGAACTTACTAATGACCAAATGATGCAATTAAGAAAAGCCGCTGGAACTCTTAGGACAAACACATTAAGTGTAAGAAAAAGTACCACTGGTTCTCAATTTATTGAGTGTACTATTGTTGATAAAACTAATCCAACTTCAAATCAATTCACTATGAACGTCTCAAATTGTAGTATAAATACTTCTGCAGAGTTTGATTTTGTTTTTGATATGAATAATTTTAAATTCATCAATTCCGATTCTTATAAGTTCGGTATTGATAAGAAGCTTATTGCTTCTGTAATGGCTGGCAACATTAAGTATTGGGTTGCCCTTGATAAGACAACAACATATAAGGAATAATATATGGCAGATAAAACTGAAGAAGCAGTTGAAGAAACAGTAGCAGATGAAGCTGTTCCTGAAATGAATCCAACTGGTGATACTTTAAATCTCACAGATATTGCAGCAGTAATTCAAATTATTGATATTGTAACTAAGCGTGGTGCATTTGAAGGAAATGAAATGGCTGATGTTGGTGCAGTAAGAAATAGATTAGAAAAATTTATTAGAGCTGCTAAACCTGCGCCGGTTGATACTACAACTCCCGCAGCTGAAACAAAAGCTTAATAAGCTATTTACAATCGCTAAAATTGTGGTATAATATATATTATGCAAGAGTTTTTATTCGTTGAAAAATATAGACCACAAACCATTGAGGAGTGTGTTCTCCCTAAGTCACTCAAAAATACTTTCCTAAGTATTGTTGACACGGGAGAGCTTCCCAATATGATGTTCACTGGTTCGGCTGGAGTTGGTAAGACTACAGTCGCCAGGGCATTATGTAATGAGTTGGGTATGGACTATATGATGATTAATGGTTCAGAAGATGGAAACATTGATACACTTCGTGGTAAGATAAAACAATTTGCCAGTACCATTTCATTACAGGGTGGACAAAAGGTAGTTATACTTGATGAGGCTGATTATCTAAATCCACAATCTACACAACCTGCATTGCGTGGGTTCATTGAGGAGTTCTCAAAAAACTGTAGATTTATATTAACTTGCAATTTTAAGAATCGTATTATAGACCCCTTACATTCAAGGTGTTCTATATATGAATTCAATTTAGGAAACAAGAAAAAGATGGCCATGCAATTTATGCAAAGGCTTCAATTTATTCTTGATTCCGAAAGAATTATATATGACAATGCAGTAATTGCAGAACTCATAATGAAATATATACCAGACTGGAGACGTGTCATTAATGAATGTCAAAGGTATGGTATGAGTGGTCACATTGATACTGGTATACTTGCTACTCTATCTGAGACAAGTATTAAAGGATTAATGACAGACCTCAAAGCAAAAAACTTTAAGAAGATGCGTAAATGGGTTAGTGATAACATTGACGTAGAATCCTCAAAGTTATTTAGAATGGTTTATGACAATATGGTTGAGTATGTCTCACCCACAAGTATTCCGCAATTAGTGATTATACTTGCTGATTATTCTTATAAGGATAGTTTTGTTGCAGACCATGAGTTAAATGTAGTGGCATGTATGACAGAAATAATGTCACAAATAAAATTTAAATAGGAGATAAAATGTTAGAAACAGTAACAGATTATGCAACAATAATAATTGCTTTTACTTTGCTTGGTATCTATATGCAATTAGAAAACGCTGGCAAAGTACTTCAAACTATGTCAACATTTATTAGGGAATTGAAATGACAAGACAAGATATAAAAGAATTGTTGCGTGACAGCGTAGCTGAAATAATGTTCATCAAAAAAGATGGTAGTGAACGTATAATGAAATGCACATTGCAAACTAATTTAATACCTGAAGAACACACACCAAAAGGAACAGGCACATCTAAAGAAAATTTAGATATTATTAATGTGTTTGATTTAGATAAAGTTGGTTGGCGTTCTTTCTTAGTTGATAATGTACAGTATGTCAAAACCGCCCACTAAAAATGAAAACAAAGTCATTGACTTTTTTACCAGAAAGCCGTATGACATAGACCACTTTAATAACCATGATAGCTCAGGCATAGCATTGGCTGACTTTATTAATGGTGTTAAGCCTAATGCTTTAGTTGTTGATGCTGGTTGTGGAATTAATCCATTTAAAAAAAGCTTTAAAAATTGTATAGGATTTGATGCAGCTCCGTATGAAGGTGCAGACTTCCAAGCAACTTTCCATCAAGCTCATTATATATTTAATAGAAATTTTGCTGATGTTGTATTAGCTTTAGGCTCATGCAACTTTGGAACTCTTAATGAGAATTTATATTTCTTTGATTACTTTCATCAATGGTTAAAAAAAGGTGGACTATGTATTGTGAGAGTTCATCTTAATAGAGCAGAGATTCATATGGAACCTGGGACAGAATATGCAGAATGGACAGTACAAAATGCTGATGATTGTGCATTCAAATGGTTCAAAGATAAATTTAAAGTAATAGATATGCATATTGAAACAATGATATCTATTAGAGATGGCACAACTCCAGTCCAACTTGCTGTATGGGTATGGAAAAAACTATGAATCCATTTGCTTTAATCTCGTCAATATCAAATACAAAATTAGACATACTAGAAAATGAGAAAGACTATAATGCCTTTATGGTGAACCGTGGTCTATCTTATTTCCCAGACACTGTCATATATGCCAACGAAATGAATAAGTTCCACCACTTAGATTCACGCCTACAGTATCAGTTTCTTATAAATATCATAAGGAAACGCAATCGTTTTTCCAAGTGGAATAAGTCTGATGAATCTGAGGACATCAATGCTATAAAAGAATATTATGGATATAGCAATGAGAAAGCTCGTGATGTACTTCCGCTTTTAAGTAATGAAAGCCTTAAAATTATTAGAGGAAGAATAAATCATGGCGGAACAAAAAGACAACCTAGTTAGCTGGACACCGGAGATGATGTTGGAAGTTACACTGGCTGAACCAGATGATTTTCTCAAAATTAGAGAAACCTTAACTAGAATGGGAGTGGCATCCAAAAGAGATTCACAACTATTTCAATCATGCCATATCCTTCATAAGCAAGGAAGATATTTTATAACTCACTTTAAAGAGTTATTCTTATTAGATGGTAAACCATCAAACTTAACAGAGAATGACCTCCATAGACGTAACACAATTGTTACACTAATGTCTGATTGGGGATTATTAGAAACTGTTAAACCAGTCGGAGATACAGCTCCATTAAATCAAATTAAAATAATATCACATAAAGAAAAAGGTGATTGGGAATTATGTCCCAAATACAATATAGGAATCAAATGAAGTATTGGTAAATAAAAATTAGATTATGATTATAGCATTATTATTAGGGACCTTGTATGGTCTTATAATAGGATTAATACCAGCAGCCGGAGCCACAACAGGACTTGTAGTTCTATTTGGTTTTATGTCTTATTTCTCAGACCCGTACTTAGGAGTTATATTTTGTATGGCCGTGGTTGCAGCCTCTACCACAGGTGATACTTATTCAGGTATTTTGTTAG